CACGGGATTCGATCCACCTCCAAGATTAACATGCTGAGGAGCATGGTCGACAGCGAGTCGGCAACGGAGTGTTATAGGCTCACACAACCCGGATGGCAGTGGTACTGGAAGACCGTGGTCCACATTACCCCACACGCCACAATTGTTAACTACTTGCGGCCTCCATGTCAGCAACCGACATGGCGGGCGCACGTAGTAATGCAACCTTGCGCGCACGCGCCTCGGCGGATTCACCACGTACGGGTGTTCGCTTCGCGAGGCACGCGGCGCACAGGCGCTTCGCCTTGCTAGCAACGTGCGGTACTACGCACGCGCATTGAGCGCAAGTGGCCCAGACGGGTAACGCTGGGGGAGCTCGCGTTGGCAAGGCAGGAACGGTAGGCCTGATAACAACATCAGTGGTACGCTTACCGTCCGAAGGTATAGGTCCTAACACCTCACCGAGCTGTACCATAGGTGGCGGCATCGGCGGTGGGACACTATATAGCGGGACAATATCGTCAACGCTCTTCAACTCCGCTAAATGTTGGCAATACTCCAACATACGGGCGTTGGTGATACCGAGCTGCGAGCAAACAGACTCGGACATCATCAAAGGAGAGGGAATCAAGGTATGGCGGCCGTCAAACAACTGGGAACACCAAGAGTCTAATCTGGTGTCCCTTATTCGAGAGTCGTCAGGAGTGAGTCGGATCATGGCCCGGGCCCAGTCTGCCAAAATTGGCGTCTGTGGGTCCGTGACCAAAATGCTCAAGGCGCGATTATACAATGCCACGTGGGGCTTGTTTATATACAAAGGGTCACGTGTTGGTACAATATGCAATTTCTTCAACTGACGTGGTACATCGGCGATGTGGGCTGGTGAGCCAGCGGGATTGGGGTACACACGCCCCAAGAAACCCACGGGCCGCGTTGGCAACCGGCTGATCGCTTTCAAGATCAAACCGATGTCATTCACAGTTGATTCATAGGTTTTCTCAACCATATCAACTGACAGCCCATCATCACCTCCATATAGACCTAATTTCGCGTAGGCTGCCGCGGGTGTTAAACCGGACTCTCGGTACGCACAGAACGTGACAAAGGCGTTGTCAGTGGAGTTCATACACGAGGTGTCAGCGGCACCAGATAGCCGCGAACCGTCCGGGTCATAAGCAATGCCAAAGCCAGTGCGCGCTTTAGCGGTGGTCATCGACTTATGGATCTCTCGAATTTCATTGTGGAATTGCGGGTGGAAACCACGCAACAATACTGCTAATTCAAAATCATACAGGTAGTGGGAGTGCGTCCCATCAAACGATGAAAAGTCCGTCTCAACAACCGATCCGGCACCACTAACTAAAGCGTGTACGCGCCGGGCGACATCATCCGGATGCATGCCGAAGGCATACCAAGGCTGAGTCTTCAGATGGTCCGAGAAAGGACGGGTATATTTCGAGAATAATAAACAATGTTCAGTTGGTACAGTAGAAATGTTCCGCGGAGCTTTGTCGGGTCCTTTCGACACTTCTCCCTTTTGGAAAGACTGTACAAGCCACGCCAACATATTCGAATGCTCGGAACCATGAATGACCATGTCCCGTAAAGCAACCATGAAGTCCGTTAGACCTGGCATGGCTTGTTGGTTATTTGCGACTTGTGTCGGACGCGTTTGGGCGTCAACGACCTGCTGACAAGTTATTGGTATTAGGCGATGTGGATGCGGTATCAGACACTCCAAAAACTCACCCTGGTACTTATTGTACCGCGGGGGTGGTGTCTTGTTGTTCCGCACGTCCTCCAGACGCCCTTTCACAGTCCAACGGTCATTTTCAGCACTACGCATCGGCATGTATCCGGCGTCTATGACAGGTTGGCAGATCTTGTGGCCAGTCAACGTCTCCTTCGTCGTTCCTGGTTCCATCGTGATCTTCCGGTAGTGAATATCCTCGTCCGATTTCTTCTTCGTCGGTATCGAGGTGGGAGCAACTCCGGTTAATGGCAAACACGTGTGTATAATGCTCTGCGCCGTACGGGCATCATTATCAACATCAATGTATTGCCGACCAATAATGGACATCAAGTCGTGGGGCACTAAATTCCCTAAGGCGGCTTGATTTCGTATGGTCTCAACCAAATGAGAAGGCACCACAACACTTGTGTAGGCACCCGGAGTTGCAATAGCCCACGAGGCATCAGTGTGTTGCATCGCTGCAACAGTGGTAATCGCTGACGCTAAAATCGTGGGAGGCTTGAGCTTTCGCGCTATGGCGTTACTCTCAGCCGCGCGATCAAGTCCCAACTTGATCAAGCGGCTGGAGCAGGTTTCGACATCCATAGTTAACGCACGTGAACGTAATTTCGTCCCACGATATGCACCAGTCACGGCGCAGGGGGTCAAAAGAACGTAGCTCCATTCGGGAGAGGCAGGACTACATTCCACGGTATACGTGTATGTCAGCCCCCCGATGCGCCGCATCAGGTGGCTGCAATTGTAGTCCCACAATTTATGGCGGAACGGTGTCACACCCCTTATTTCTAACTGTACCGTACCACGATTTATCGTGGTCCACTTGTAATCATCGGCGGTGCCAGCCGGCGTCGGTGGCGTGAACGTATACATTAGTATTGGTTGACCGGTCCAGAAAAAATCCGTAGGATCAATGTAGTAGTCAACATTCACAATTTTAATGATGTGACCAGCATTGACAGGATCTGAACGCGGTGGGGAGTGACAATCGCCTGGCCAATGCGTGGCCAGGCAACCATCTTGTGCGCGCTGCACGTCAGTGCGAGACATCTGGAACGAATATGGCACGAAACCCGACGCACGGATTAAATCGTCTATAGTATCATTCGCAGCGTTGCGCTCAACGGCAGCGCGCGGATGTGAGTGGTTCCGGCTTGGTCGCGCAGGTGGCTGAGCAACGAAACGCCGGAACAACGTCCGCAAAGGTAGATTGTCATGGAAAATCGGCACATCGGGGGTGTACACCAACACCGGCCCAACGCGACCGAAAAACCCAACTAGAAAACACAGGCGAAAGTAGCCTGCAAACCAAGTCAGGAATTCCAAACCTTGATCAATACACCAATTACTACTCCATTGGTACCCGTCGTACTCGACAAACCTAGCATCCAATCGCGCACGCACTGCAACGGCTGGAGGAAAATAGGTAATGTCTAGCACAGGTAACCATGACAGCCAATAATTTATGCCTTTGGACAAGCGCGGATAATTGACGGATTCCCACAACAATTCGGGTTCCATATAACCGCGCACCCACCAAGGGGTAGCATAATTGCGCTTAAGATCAACGACATACATCAAATAATTGTCATATAGAACATGCACGAGCATCGCTAGAGACACGATACTCGTCACGTGAACAAAAATGCTCATGAACGAAAAATTCAAATAATTCGGATGCTGGCGCAGGCCGGGGGTAGGAGTTGGTGGCAACACGGGGACAACTCCCGTGTAGGAGACATGGAAACGCTGCCAGAAGTGTTGAGGCGGCGCGGGGATGGCAGTCCAGCCATCGGCACACCACCAGTACACAACAATTCGTACTAGCCACAACAGAAACACTAAGATCGTTATGTAGTAACTACGTTCCACACCAGTTTGGATTATCCACTCTATAACAACATTCACGCCCGTGTTGAGGCGCTCCACCACAGACATACACCACCCAAAGACCACATGCACTGGGGTCTGGGTGTACGCTGGGCTGAAGATCGCGAAATAACACCACGAAAACCAGGAATTAACACCTGATAGGAGGTCGTACAACATCACGATAGCAAGAGGCGAAGCCGAGAGCTTGGTAGTGGTGCAGAAGGGTCAGAC